GACGGGATGCTAAACAATGCATTAAAATCTAGCCAAACTAACTTAAAGACTAGTCTAAAGCAGCTTAGCGGCGGATTAGCTTTAAATACCGGAGTTATTCCAAAAGGCATGGAAGAAGTAGGGCAAGCCATAATTAATGAAAATGTGTCTTTAATTAAATCGATCCCTTCTGAATATTTTGATAAAATATCAGGAGCAGTAATGCGGTCGATAACTTCTGGTAACGGATTGGCTGATTTAGAACCAGAGATAAAAAAGTACAGTGGACAATCTGACCGACGTGTGTCATTATTGGCTTTAGATCAAACAAGAAAAGCATATAATACAATTAATAAACAAAGAATGCAGTCTGTTGGAGTAAAAAAATTCGAATGGATTCATTCAGGTGGCGGTCAACATCCTCGAATTTCTCATATGAAATTGGATGGAAGAGTATTTAGCTTTGACGATTTACCATTGAAAGGGGAAGAAGGTTTTGTAAATGGACAGTTCCCCGGACAAGCAATAAATTGCAGATGTACTATGGTGCCAGTAATAGAATTTGAGAACGGAGAGGAAGTGTAAAAATGCCGTTAAAAAAAGGTACAAGTAAAAAGGTTCTTTCGCAAAATATTGCGGAACTTGTTAATTCTGGATATCCTCAAAAACAAGCTGTTGCTATAGCATATAGTAAACAACGTCAAGGTAAAGATTCTCCTCTTATTGGAGAAAACATCGTCCCATTCAACATGTCTAATACTCCGGATGCTTCTAGCCCAAACAGGAAAGAAGATGTGAATGGGTGGTATGAAATTAAAGAAAATCCATTATCTAAAGTTGGAGTATTTCCATATTTAGGTAAGACAATTCATGAATCTTTAGACCCTGAAACTATTTATCATGTCTATCGTCCAGCAGAAGAATTATCAAAAGAAGATACTCTAAAATCTTTTAGACTATTACCGTGGATTGATGATCACGTGATGTTAGGCTCGAGTGATGATGGTTTAACTCCCGCGGAAAAGAAAGGTGTCCAAGGAGTAATCGGAGAAGAAATTCTGTTCGATGGAGAATATTTAAAAGGAAATTTGAAAGTATTTTCCGAAAAACTGATGAATTTGATTAAAAATGGTAAAAAAGAATTAAGTATAGGCTATAGATGCCTATACGACTTAGTTCCAGGGGTGTATAATGGTCAACCATATGATGCAATTCAGCGCGAAATTCGAGGTAACCATGTAGCCTTAGTGGATGAAGGTAGGTCTGGGCCGGATGTAGCGGTTTTGGATAGCAAAAAGGCAGATTTTCGGATCACATTAGACGCAAAGGAGTTTAAGAAAATGGCAGATAATCTCGAGTTGGAGAAAGAAAATATGGATGAAGAATTAAGCCTAGAGTCTCTCCATAAAATGATTATGGAATTAAAAGAGCATATGGCTGGTATGATGAAAGGCGAAGATGCCGAAATGGAAGTCAAAAAAGGCTGCGCTGATGAAAGCGAAGAAGAAAAGAAAAAAGAAGTAAAAGATGACGATGATTTCGTTGAAGAGGAAGAAGACGAAGAGGAAGAAGAAAAAGTTGAGATCAAAGATGAAAAACCAGGCGATATGAAAAAACCGGAAGACAAGCATGGTATGGACGCCATGAAAAAATCTTGGTTCAAAGAAGTATCCGCTCGTGATTCTTTGGCTAAACGTCTATCACATCACATTGGTACATTTGATCATTCTGATAAAACTTTGAAAGAAGTTGCAGAATATGGCGTTAAACGCTTGGGTCTTAAATGTACAAAAGGACATGAGAGCTCTATTTTAGAAGGCTATTTAGCAGCAGCTAAAAAAGAATCTCGCGTAACGGCGGCTATGGACAACGTGGAAATCCCGTCGAGTTCAGTGGACGCGTATATTTCTAAAGCACTTCAAGGAGGTAAATAATCATGGCTTTTCAATCTACAGTATCTCGTTTGTCGGGATTTGGAGTGCCGGGCGAATTATACACCGACGGTCCAACCCGCGCACAATCTTATATTTTACGATCAACAACTTCTTCCCTAAATATTATTGGCGCTACTGCTTATACTTTAGTAAGTGAAGGCGTTGCTCAAGCTGGTGGAACTGGTGTATTCTGCGGTTTTCTAGCTGATCCTAAACAATACGCTTTATATGGCGCATCTGGTCAGCCCCTATCGCCATCTTTGACATTACCTAATGAATCGCAAGCCTGTATTGTTAGCATGGGCGATTTAGTAGTAACGTTACCTGGAGCAGCAGCTATAGGCGACTATGTAATATTTAATAACACGACTGGTGTTATCTCTACGATTACTCCAGCTACACCCGTGCCCGGTGGTAGTACTTTTGCTAATGCATATGTAAATTTTTATACAGTTGCAGGCGCAGGATTGGCGGTTATTACTATTGACCCTAAATTAATCGTTTTAGCGTAAAGGAGTGAGATAACATGACAGCATCAAAAATTCACACTTCGCTTCCGGCTCGCGGTCTCTCTGCCCTGGCGAATTTCGAAAATGTTAAAGAGTATCAATCTTTAGCAAAAATTGGTATTCATTTACCAAAACGCGAATTGCAACAAATGGCTTCTTGGGCGATGGACGCTCTTCAGCCAACGGTTACAACCGCTTCTATTGGTACACCTCTTCAGTTCTTACAAGAATGGTTGCCTGGTTTTGTCTACGTGATCACTGCGGCTCGTAATATTGATGAATTTATTGGTATTGATACCGTAGGTTCATGGGAAGATGAACAAGTCGTCCAAGGCATTGTGGAATTGACAAATAAAGCACGTCCTTATGGAGATATCCAAAACGTTCCTGAAGCTAGCTGGAACACCAATTTCAATTACCGTACCGTAGTTCGTTTTGAACAAGGTATGCAAGTTGATAGATTGGAAGAAGCCCGTAGTGCTCGCATGAGAATCGATTCTTCTAAAGAGAAACGTGAATCATGTGCATTAGCTTTAGAAATCCAACGCAATGCGGTTGGTTTCTTTGGATATAACAATGGCGCTAATCAAACTTACGGATTTTTAAATGATCCTAATTTGCCCGCTTATGTTAACGTTCCAAATGGTGCTAGTGGTTCTCCATTATGGTCAACAAAAACATATGCTGAAATTCAAAAAGATATTTTGACTTCAATTTCAGCTTTGAGAAATCAATCTCAAGATGTTATTGACCCATTTAGAACCAAGCTCACATTAGCTGTAGCTACTGCTGCCGTTGATCGTTTATCAACCACAACTGATTTCGGCTATTCAGTAATGCAATGGTTGAAAGAAACCTATCCAACGGTTCGCGTAGTTTCTGCTCCAGAATTAAATGCAGCAAATGGCGGCGCCAATGTGTTCTATTTGTATGCAGATTCAATCCAAGATCGTTCTACCGACAATGGTAAAACTTTCATGCAGAACGTCCCTGCTAAATTTTATGTACTTGGCGTACAACAATTAGCAAAAGGATATATCGAAGATTATTCCAATGCGACGGCTGGTGTAATGGTCAAACGTCCATGGGCAGTAGTTCGATACTCTGGAATTTAGTTTCTTAAAAGTCACCCCGCTCATCTTTGGGCGGGTTTTTTTACCGAGGAGAAATAAAAATGTACTACGTATATTCAACTTTAGCAAATGACATGCGGTATGCTAAATACCGAGATTCATATCCTGGACAAGTTGGTCCGGCAGTAATCGAACATGAAATTTTAATTAATGGAAAAGTAGGGGTAGCTAATAAACATCTTATCACCCCCAGAGGCGCCGTAACTTCTGTTTCTGATGAAGATTATGATGTATTAAAAGACAATTATCATTTTAAAGAACATATCAAAGAAGGCCATATTCTTGTAGAGAAAAAACAAGAAGACGTGGAAAAAGTAATAACAAAAATGAAAAAACGAGATAAGTCCGCTCCGATTGTTCCTGAAGATTATCAAGAAGTTTCAGAAAATGCACCGGCTCCAGCAGGAGTAAAACGTAAAAGGGGATAACTGTGGCTACAATAATTTTTAATCCAACCTTATTTAGGCAGCAGTTTCCGGCATTTTCAAATGCTACCACGTATCCTGACGCTATGCTTCAAATGTATTGGGACATGGCGATTTGTTATATCTCAGATGATGACTACGGTTGGTTGGATTTACATTGTAGAACATTAGCCCTTAACTTAATGACGGCGCATTTATTATACAGCGCCGATTTGATAGCGGCAGGTCAAACTTCAATTTTAATCAACAGCTCAACTATTGATAAGATATCAGTTAGTTTGACCCCACCCCCAATAAAAAACCAATGGCAATGGTGGTTAAATACTACTCCATATGGCATGCAATTATTAACCTTACTTTCAGCAAATTCTGTTGGCGGGTTCTGGACTGGAGGGTTGCCTGAGCTTTCTGCATTTAGACGTGTAGGAGGAATATTCACGTGTTAATTCGTAGAGTTTCTGGAAAAGGACGCCATAATCTAGAAGTAGCTTTAGCAACTTTAGATAATAAAGTCGGTAAAGTTGGATGGTTTAAAGGCGCTAAATATCCAGATGGAACTCAAGTTGCCTATGTCGCAGCTATTCAGGAGCATGGATACTCGCCTAAAAATATACCGCCTCGCCCATTCATGAGACCAACAATTATTAAGCATAAAAATGAATGGAGCAATATTGCTAAATATAAATCCAAAGAAGTTTTGGCAGGAAGAGCTAAAACGGAAGATATTTTTGAATTAATTGGACAAAAAGCGGCAGGACAAATTAGAGCAAAAATAACGCAAATATATACTCCCTCTTTAGCATTTAGCACGATTCAAGCTAGATTATCTCGAAGAGGATTAGGAGCAAAAGGAAGACCTTATACTAAAGAAGAAATAGGAAACCTTTATAAACCTTTAGTAGATACGGGACATATGTTAGCCACGGTGACAAATGTAGTGGAGAATTCATAATGTCAGTACCAGGATCAAATTTATTAAAGCAGGCATTGACCGTAATAGCCGCTCAGACTATTACTTATTATCAAGCTTTAACCAGGACTGTTAATACCGTAGGGCAATGGGTGACTCCGTATGCAGAACCGGTAAGTATCAGAGGTAGCTTCCAAGCAGTTCCAAGAAATCTTTATCAACAATACGGATTAGATTTTCAAAAAGATTATTACACTTTTTATTCATTGAATGACATAATGGATATAAAAAGAGACGTATCAAATGATCAAATAGAGTTCAACGGACTGAGATACCAATGCGAATCAAATAATGATTGGTTTGCAGTTGATAAGTGGAAGGGGATACTGTGCTGTTTAATTAAACAGGGTAGCTGATTAAATGTTAGACAATCAATTAATACAAGTTTTTCTACCAATAATCCAGAATGGGCTAATCGCCGATGGGTTTACTGGAGTAAACACGATTGCAGCTAACCAGCCTACGCAACAAGGAGTACCTACTTCACCAACGGTTACTTTCTATAAAATAGCGGATCATAGGTACGGATTTTTAGGAAGATTTAACAATTGGAATCCCTTAAGTGAAACGATGGTTCATACTGAAGATCAAATGTATGAAACCACTTTTCAAGTAAATGCTCTTGTTTTACAAAGCCCTCTCACTCCTAATCAATATACGGCTTCTGATTTAGTAAATGAAGTTGCAGCAATAATGCAGAGTGATAATACTTTAAATATATTGTACAATAATGGCATAGGAATTTTAAGAATAACTGAAGTTTCAAATGGATACTTTACCGATGATATGGATAATTTTGAAGCTTCACCAAGTTTTGATTTTACATTAACCCATACGCAGACTAGGGTTTCTACCGGTAACGTTATTGACCACGTTGAGTATGACATTTTTAGGGTTTAAGGGAGCGATATTTATATGGCGATTTCAATAACTAGATATGTAAACATTATCTCCAGTGTGGGCGCTGGTTCTTCCGTACCTCGAAGAAGTCTTATTGGTAGAATTTTCACTACTAATGAACTAGTCCCTACAAACGGATTCGTGAATTTTACGAGCGCTTCCGAAGTTGGCGCATGGTTCGGTACATCTTCAGAAGAATACAAAAGGGCATTGTTTTATTTTGGTTGGGTAAGCAAAAACGGAAACATCCCTCCCTCTATTGATTATGCTAGATACGCTACCACCAGCACCTTTCCTCAAATATTTGGAAATATTCAACCGCAAACGGTTGATATGTACAATACTATTACCGGAGGTACTTTTACTCTTACAATGGGTAATTATACGGCTCAATTTTCCGCATTTGATTTTACTTCTGCTAATAGTTTAAGCGACGTGGCTGCAACTTTACAAAGTGGAATTCGATTAGGTGGTGCGGGTACATTATGGACGGCTGCTACGGTTACATATGATCCAGTCCGAGGTAGTTTTAATTTACAAGGCGGTGACGATTCCTTACCAGCCATTATACAAGTTACTGAAGGAACTTTTGGTCAACCCATAGGTAATCTTCTAGGTTGGATTTCTGGTCCTACTTTAATTGTATCTGAGGGTATAGGAGCTGCGCCTCCAAGAATTTTAGGAAATGTTCAATCTCAAAGTACAGGTCTTTATGATGGAATATCCGATGGTAGTTTTACATTAACTATCGGAACTTTATCTAATACTTTTACTGGATTGGATTTTACTGCGATTACCACATTAGCTAACGTAGCTTCTGATTTACAAACGGCTATCCGTGCGGTTACTGCTGGTGGTACGCAATGGACATCTGCAACAGTAACTTATGATGCAACTCGCGGTAGTTTTGATTTTGTAGGCGGTGAAGATGCAGATGTGAATATCAGTGTTCAAGAAGGAACCGCTGGTACTCCAA